TACACCAGAGTTAGGTTTTATTAAAACTGAACAATGGTATTCTTCAACAACAACTAGGCACATAAATAAATACCTAGATAATAACAAAGCTACTGAAGTTTCACAGGAAACTATTAATCAACTTTCACAATCGCAGGGCTCAGTAACATGAGCTCTTTTATTGTCCTAATTTGTATCATTATTTTACTGTACATTTTCCTTAAAAATACTATTAATCATGCGTAATTTACCTCTTAAGTATTATAAAGATAATATATCTTCTGAATTATTAATAAAGATATATAATAATGCAAGGAGGCAAGGACGCAAGAGCAAGGACGCAGTGATATATAAACCTATTCGTAAACATTACAACACTCACCTATTTGGCTAATTATGTCACACTCTAATCAACCTGAATATTACACTATTACTAGTGTATGTCCTTATGATGGAAGCACAACAATGCTTGGTATATTTGAGGACATGGACGCAGTGAGTTATAGACTCAAGCGTATGTATACATCTTGTGGTGATGAATACCGCATTGAATGTTCACATCTACAAACAGCAGAAGAAGAAGCTAAAGCTTATAATGAGCAACAAGTTTCGAGAATTAAACATAAGAAAGAGGAAGCAATCAAGGAAGCAAAGTTAAAAGAATATGATGAATGGAAAGGACAGATAAAGAAGGACGCAGAGCTACCTGATATTAAGGCAAAGTATCAAACAGTGGAGGCAGCATGAGAACTGAATTAATCAAAGCACTTTTACTACATGCACAAGGTGAAATCACTTATCACAAAGCAAATGTTAATGTATATCTCAATAATTCTGTTGGGATTGGTGAACATTCTGATGTTATGGGAGCTATCACAAATGAACTAGATCAGATAGCTAAATATCAAGATCAAATCAATGTTATCGAGAAGTATTTTAAATAATGTTAATACCTAATTACATACATCATTCTAAAAAAGAGCCTAAACGTACACTCAAACCGCAAGCAATTCGTGCTGCAAAAAAGAGAACGAAGGCTCTTATTAGAAAATTAACTTAATTCACAATCACCTGGCAAGGAGGCAATCATGAAGTATCATGTTACATTAGCAAGTGGTAGGGATTTTATCCTTAACTCTGGTTATGAAGTATGGCAAGCTGCCTACGATGCTTATGAAGAAGCATGTTTAATGGACGACTATCTAGTAGACGTAGTACCTATTTATGACTAAAAAGAATCGCTATTTCCCTAACAAAGTTGCAAAACTAAGGAGAATACCTGCTGAGATGTTCGATCCTATAGAGTTTGAGGACTTTATGGATTGGAAGATGCGTGGTTGGCAAATACCTGATGAAGTTTTGTGCATCATTCGTGAAGAAAATCCTACTACAGGTGAGATCAAAGAACATACGTATAAAAGAGAACATGCTGCTAAAAAGAAAACCAGAGAAATCATGGAAGCAGGGAATCATTTTCTCATTTGTACGTCTAATGAACTAAACGTATTCAAACCAGAGGAGGACTGGGCCGATGATGAGGACTGGATGTGAGATGAGGACTATCTCTGATATATATTCATATCAGAAACAAGCATTAGATCTATTAGATGAGGATCATCCACATTATGATGAGATCAAAACATTACTTACTGAACAAATTAATGATGAAATAGAAACTTATGCCAACACCCGATCAGATCAAGGAGCAAGTTGATCTTGAAAGACTACAAATAAGCCATGGACTCAAGAAGCTCAGAGACAACACTAGGCAGCTTGAGGAGAAGGAATATGCTTCAGCTAGTGTATATGGTGCGGCGAGCCTTGACACCCTGTTACCGCTCGTTGTAGACCGCATACAGCACACATTCAGTTACTCTATTAAACGAGGTAAGAATGGTGTAGCTTTTAAGGAGATTCACAATCACCTAGCCCATATAGAACCATTAGCTTTGGCTGCTATTTCGTGTAAAGTTACTTTTGATAAAGTATTTGGTCGTAAAATCGACAGTAACCTAGCTTCTAATGTTACAGATTCAATAGGTAAAGCAGTTGAGCAGGAGTGTCAGATGAGACACTATGAGACTGAAGCACCAGGATTATTAGAAGTTATTAAAGAGAATTATTGGCATGAATCTATAGGGACACATCAGAAAGTTGTAGTTGTAAGGACTATGATGAACAGATGTGAAGTCGAACCATGGCCAACATGGAATAGGACGTTAAGAGTTAAGCTAGGTGGATGGTTATTGGAACAAATCATGCAAGCTAGCGGTTGGTTCTTTAAATCTACTGTAAGAGTAGGAAATAAAACCAAGGTCGTAGTCCTACCCACACCAGAATTCTTAGAAATTAAGGATCAAGTCATTGCTGAGAGTGAATTATTCTCTCCTGAAGCATGGCCAATGCTCATTGAACCTAACGATTGGGATGACACTAGATGTGGTGGTTATCTTTTGAATGAGGTGATGCGTGGGCATAAGATGGTTAGACGAGGAGATGACGGACGTATACAGGGAGAAATACCAACTGGTTTTCTTAATAAAATACAGAAGGTTGGATACCGATTAAATCCTTTTATAGTGGATGTTGCAAAGCATTTACAAGATAAGGGGATTAAGGTTGGGAAGTTTATTCCTATTATTGAGATACCACTCCCTAATAAACCAATAGATATAGCAGAGAACAAGGACGCTCGTAAGCGATACCGTAGAGGTGCAGCCGAGGTGATGAATAAGAATGCTAATGCATTTAGAAGATCATGTCGAACTCGCATGACTATGGAAGCTGTCAGAAGATTTGAAGACAAAGAAAGGTTCTATATCCCTTGGTCTTTTGATTATAGAGGAAGAAGTTACCCTATCCCTGCTTTTCTTACACCACAGGATACCGATTTTGGCAAGGCACTTTTGGTCTTTGCTGATGCTGCACCAATGACGGAAAAGGCTAAAGACTGGTTAGCATTTCAATGTGCTACAACTTTTGGTCTTGATAAATCTACGATGCAAGAACGGTTAGACTGGGTACAAAATAATATACCGTTGATTACCAGAGTAGCCAAGGAACCTATTAATTGTATTGGTGACTGGGAGGCAGCGGACGAGCCGTGGCAATTTTTGGCTGCATGTGAAGAATACTATTCTTGTGTTATTTCACAATCACGCTTGAAAACATCTCTATGTGTAGCCACAGATGCCACCTGCAGTGGTCTACAGATCTTGGCTGGATTAGCTAAGGACAAGTCAACAGCAAAACTCGTCAATGTTGTTGGTTCTGATAGACCACAAGACGCATATCAGGTAGTAGCAGAGGTTGCGAAGCCTCATATACCTTCTAATCTACATAGTATATGGGATAGGAAGTGTGTCAAACGCACAGTTATGACCATACCTTATAATGCAAAACCTTACTCAAATAGATCGTACATTAGAGACGTATTAAAAGAAAAAGGTTTTGAAATTGATAAAGATGACCTGACTATAACTGTTCAAGCAGTTAGAGATGCAATGCATACTGTAGTTCCAGGTCCAATGGCAGTAATGAAATGGATAGAGACTCAAGTAGCAAAAGTGATAAAAGATGGTGAGGAAGTGTTATCATGGAAAACACCATCAGGGTTTATTGTTGATCAGAAATTGATGAAACATGAAACTCAAACTATTCGCTTACAACTATTAGGTAGATGTGAATTAGAAATAGCTAAGGATACAGATGAGGTGTCTATTACCAGACATAAGGCAGCTACGGCTCCTAATCTCATACATTCTTTAGATGCTTCTTTATTACATTTAGCTGTAGAGAGATTTGATTCTCCTATAGCCTTGATACATGATAGTGTCTTATGTAGAGCTACAGATATGACAACTTTATCTAATATAATAAGAGAAACTTATATGAATCTCTTTGCTAATACTAATTATTTAAAAGAATTTGCCCTAGCAATAGGTGCAGATACTGAAAACCTACCGATCATAGGAGACTTAGAACCCTCCAATGTGATTGACTCAACCTATTTTTTCTGTTAAATGTATTCACCATTTTTTGATAGTTTCTTCTCACCTCCTACTATAGTAGTAGTATCTGAAGAGAGACTAAAGGCTGCTGAACTTAAAGCTAAGGAAAAGCAGTTACTACAAGTTAAAGTACAGATCGAACAACTCCAAGAATTCTACGATAAATTGGAAGGTGAAGTAAAGGCTTTATCTCCAGCTAAAGAGGATTCTAAAAATGGCTAGAACTATACATAAAACTGGTAATGTTCCACTAGAAGGGTTTCAAGCTATACTATCTCCTAGTAAGTTTGGATATTCTTTATCTGCAATTGTTGGTGAAGATATAATCGACATACTAGAAACTGAAAGATCTGAAGTCCTCAAGTGGGCTGAATCAAAATTAAAAAACCCCAAAAGATCCACACTCAAACCCGAGCCGTGGGAAGAAGTCTCAGAGGGTAAGTATAAGATTAAGTTCTCTTGGTCTGAAGACAAACGTCCGCCCGTGGTAGACACAGAGGGATCGCAAGTTACAGATGCAAAGACACCACTATATGCAGGATCTACAGTTAAACTTGGCTTTTATCAGAAACCTTATATCCTCCGAGATGGAGTTACCTATGGTAGTTCTCTCAAGTTGGTTGGTATACAGGTTATCTCAGTAAAAGGCGAGGCAGGTGTAGATACTGGTGATTTAGACGCTACTGAAGTAGCAGAACTATTTGGTACTACATCGGGTTTCAAAACATCTGATCCTAATGTAACACCTACCACCAATGACGAAGAAGACGACTTCTAAATTTAGATCGAAACTTGAAGAGAACATCGCAGCTTTACTCGATGGTTTGGGAGTATCTTACGAATATGAGTCTGAGAAACTTGGCTATACAATTGAGCATACTTATACTCCTGACTTCGTGCTTCCAAACTATACATACATTGAAGCAAAGGGGTACTGGTCACCAGCCGACAGACGCAAAATCCTTAACGTTAAAAAGGCTAACCCCGAGGTAGATCTTAGGATGGTGTTCCAGTCACCTTATAATACAATAAGTAAAAAAAGTAAAACTACCTACGCAAAATGGTGTGAGAAACATGATATACCATGGAGCTCATATCAAAATATACCAATAGAATGGTTGGTCTAATGACCGAATCAGAGTTCGTGAGGCACATGCCTTGCGATAATTGTGGATCGTCTGATGGGAACTCTCTCTATTCAGACGGTCACACATACTGTTTTGTCTGTCACAATAGAACAGGCACTAATGATGTTATTCACAATCGAAATGTGAGCAAAACTGTACACCTTACAGGATCAGCCGAACGGTTGCATAAACGTAATATATCTGAGAAAACTAATAAGTTCTATCAAATATATAGAGATGGTAATACACTTAGATTCCCATATCATGATGAATCAGGTATATTACAAGGTGTTAAAATAAAAACAAAACAAAAAGATTTCCGATATGAAGGAATTTCCACTGACACTTTATTTGGGCAGCATAGGTTTCCTAATAGTGGCAAACGTATTGTTGTTACTGAGGGTGAACTAGATGCTGCGAGCTGTTATGAAGCTATGGCAGGGTGGCCTATGGTATCCTTACCTCATGGTGCTGCATCTGCCAAGAAAGATATCCAAAAACAAATCCCTTTATTCCAAGGATATGAAGAGATAATACTATTCTTTGATGGAGATGAAGCTGGTATAAAAGCTGCTGAAGATGCGGCTCAAGTACTACCACCTGGTAAAGTTAAGATTGCAAGACTTGAAGGGTATAAAGATCCATCAGAAGCATTACAATCTAATGATGCTGAAGCTATTCGCAAAGCTATTTGGGATGCTAAACCTTATAGACCAGATGGAATTGTTGATGGTAGATCATTATTATCACTAGTAACTACACCTCAAGCACCCTATGACCACGAATATCCATTCCAAGGACTTAACAAGAAATTACACGGGATCAGGTATGGCGAGCTTGTCACATTTACTGCTGGCTCTGGAAGCGGTAAAACCTCAATCATGCGTCACATCGCAACTGACCTATTACAAAAAGGGGAATCGGTTGGGATCTTGGAACTTGAAGCATCTAATAGAAGAACCGCACTTGGATTGATGTCCACAGCTGTAGGTCAAAACTTACACATAGGAGAACATGATGAGTCAGAACTCAGATCCGCTTTTGAATCCAGTATTGCTAACTGGAATCTTTATTGTTTTGATGGCTTTGGCTCTTTTGATCCTGATGTCATTTACAATAGGATCGAATACCTTGCCAGTGGATTGGAGTGTCGTGTTATATTCTTAGATCACCTTAGTATATTATTAAGCGGACTAGATGGTGATGAGCGTCGAATGATAGATACCACTATGACTAAGTTAAGGTCATTGGTAGAACGTACTGGCATCTCATTATTTCTAGTATCACATTTAAGGAGAAGTTCAAATGATAGGTCTTCGCACGAAGAGGGAGGTAGAGTTAGTTTGTCCTCACTTAGAGGATCTCACAGCATTGCTCAAATATCAGATACGGTCGTTGCCCTCGAAGTCGATCAGCAATCCAGCTCTGATAGAAAACTTACGACTGTTAGAGTGCTTAAAAATCGCTATTCAGGCGAAGTTGGAGTAGCTTGTGAGTTGTATTATGACTTAAACACCTGTAGATTTACTGAACATGAAGCTCAACCCGAATTCAACCCGTCCACAGATTTTTGAACATTATGAACATCCATGGTATAAATATTTAAATAAACCTAATCCACCTACACAAGAAGCAGTTGACAAAGCAAAATTTAAAGACAAAACATTCCACTGGAGTCGGACCGATAGTGTTCGATCTGGAAACAAACGGTCTTCTAAATAACGCCACACGTATCCACTGCGTTTCACTCTACTGGTATAATGATGAGCGAACTGAATCGTTCAATGATGAGAAGTATTCCTCAAAGGCTAAAGAGCTTCCAATGGCCAGCAACTATTCCATTACGACTGCTCTTAGTTATCTCCAGGATGCTGATTATCTCATTGGGCATAATATCATTGGGTTCGATATACCTATTATTAAAAGGATTTATCCTTATTTCAATCCCAGGGGTATTGTCATTGATACTCTTCTGTTATCTAGGTTATATCATCCGAATTTACTCACCATAGATAAGCAACACGCATGGAAACACATGCCATTACAATTATATGGACGCCACTCCCTTGAGTCCTATGGTTACAGACTTGGTGAATACAAAGGTAACTTTGCTAAAACCACTGACTGGAAAGATTGGTCTCAGGAAATGGAGGATTATTGTGTCCAAGACGTTAATGTTACCACCAAATTATGGAGACATTTCCAACCATACCTGAATGGATTACGTTAGAACATCAGGTAGCAGAAATACTAACACAACAGGAGCAACATGGATGGTACTTTGATGAACGAGCTGCACGGAAACTTGAATCTGCTCTCAGAAAAGAGTATGAAAATACTTGTACAGTATTACGAAACAGGCATCCTTTCGTCAAAGGATCAGAATTTACTCCTAAACGAACTAATGCTAGAGCAGGATACGTTGAAGGAGCTACTCTAACAAAACTTAAAGAATTTAACCCAACATCAAGAGACCATATATCGTGGATCTTACAAACACACTATGGCTGGACGCCCAAATTGCTGACTGCATCAGGGAAGGCGGCTATAGACGAGACCGTATTGAAAGAACTTGGAACGGATATTGCTCTGAGTTTTCTGAAACTACTGGATCTGACAAAGCAGCTTGGAATGATATCCGAAGGCGTGAACGCATGGCAGAAGCTATGTACGAAGTCTAGGATACATCACCACTGTTCAGTATCAACGGCTACATTTAGATGTGCCCATCGGACTCCAAATTTAGGGCAGGTGCCTAGTGATGAAAGATTTCGACGTTTGTTTATTGCTACACCAGGTTTACGATTGGCTGCTGCTGATCTTTCTGGTATCGAGCTTCGGATGCTCGCTCATTATCTTGCGAGATTTGACAACGGAAGATATGCTGAAATCCTTACCACAGGAGACATTCACCAGACAAATGCTGATAAGATTGGAATCACTAGATCGCAAGTTAAAACTGTAACATATGCCTTCCTTTATGGGGCAGGCGATATTAAAATAGGACACTCATATGACAAACAGCTTTCCGAGGACAAGGCGAGAAAGAAAGGTAAAGAAATACGTAAAGCTTATGTTGACGCCATTCCAGGTCTTAAAGAACTTTTGGAAAGGGTACACAAAGCTAGTGAGAGGGGTTTCGTTTATGGACTCGACCACCGTCGTATCCTCGTTGACAAAGGACATAAGGCTTTAAACTACCTATTGCAAGGGTCGGCTGCAATAATAGCTAAACGTTGGATGGTTACCACTCATGACCATATCAAAGAAATGGGTCTATGCTGCAATCAGCTCGCTTTTATTCATGACGAGTTGCAGTTCGAATCCAAACCAGAACATGTTGATGATCTCAAATCTCTTCTTGTTCTCTCCGCTGCTGAAGCAGGCGAGTATTACAATATGCGAATACCCGTAGATGCAGAAGCAAAGGATGGATTGACATGGGCCGACACACACTAATGTATGAAATTATTAATAGATGCGGACTTCATCGTATATAAGTCGTGCGCTGCTGCAGAGACTGAGGTGGACTTTGGTAACGATGTTATCCTTGTCACTTCTAACTTTAGCGATGCATACCGTGCAACAAAGAGAGAACTTACCAAGCTTGAGAACAAATTTGGGTCATTCTCTTCTATGATACTGTTCTTTTCAGACAGTGAAAATTTTAGAAAAAAAATTCTGCCTGAATACAAAGGGCATAGAAATAGAAAAAAACCATGTGGCTATAAACGTGTCATTGAGGAATTAAAGAAAGAGTATAAGGTTATTATTAAACCTACACTCGAAGCTGATGATACAATGGGCGTGTATGCTACAAAATATCCAGGTAATATGATTGTTTCTCCTGATAAGGATATGAAACAAATCCCTGGTAAACTATATAACTTTGAGCAAACTTTCACAATCGAAAAGGAGGAAGGTGCTAAATGGCATCTAATCCAAACAATGGCAGGTGATCAGACTGATGGATATTCAGGCGTCCCTGGTATTGGAGTCAAAAGAGCGGAAGCTCTCTTTAAAGAGAAAGGTTACTCATGGAAAACAGTTGTTGATGCCTTTGAAGAAAAAGGTTACACTCAAGTAACAGCTCTCGCTAATGCTAGATTAGCACGTATACTTACCGTTGATGATTATGACTTCGACAAAAAAGAACCCAAGCTTTGGACCCCCACCTCCGATTACAAAATTAACGATGGAACAGGATCTCCAGATGAGGTTGATAGAAGACAGACTAAAAAGCGGTGAAGCTAAGTACGAAGATGTTGTTACTGTATTCCTAGCATTACAAAGGCAAAACTTCGTATTAACAAATTCACTCTTAAATTTAGTTGAAAAATGGCCAAAGGTCCATCCTACTATCAA